CGTTCAATGTACGATAAAAAATGCAAAGAATATTTATATCACAGAAAAAATTACGGGCCTCAAAATAAATTCGGTTACAAAGATTTTATACCTATGTTTAAAGGTGAAAAATTCAATGCAGATAAATGGCTGGCTCTTTTTAAAGAAAGCGGTGCAAAATTTGTAATGCCCGTTTGTGAACATCACGACGGATTTGCAATGTATGATACGCAATTTAACCGCTGGAATGCCACAAAAATGGGGCCGTGCCGAGATGTTATAGGTGAAATAAAAAGTGCCTGCGAAAAACAGGGTTTAACTTTTTGTGCATCAAGCCACAGGGCTGAACATTACTTTTTTATGAATATGGGAAAAACGATTGACAGTGATGTAAATGATGAAAAATATCAAGATTTTTACGGACCTGCTGTGCATTGCCCTGAATTTGACGGTAATACACTTCATAAAACAACTGCAAACACATATTCAATCGGCGCAAGCAAAGAATGGCTTGAAGATTGGCTTGTGCGAACCTGCGAACTTATAGATAAATATCAGCCGGCTGACCTTTATTTTGATTGGTGGATACACAATCACTCATTTAAACCGTATTTAAAAAAGCTGTGTGCATATTACTACAATCGTGCAGACGAATGGGGCAAAGAAGTTACTATTAACTATAAACACGAAGCGTTTGCACCTACTGTTGCTACATTTGATGTTGAGCGCGGCGCTTTAACAGATATATCCCCTATTCCTTGGCAAACTGATACTGCAATAGGCAAACGCTCGTGGGGATATACAAAAAACAACGAATTCAAATCAGCAAGGCACATTATTACTGATTTAATAGATATTGTAAGCAAAAACGGAATGTTACTTTTGAATGTAGGCCCAAAAGCCGACGGTACAATTACAGATGAAGAAACTGCTGTACTGAAACAATTAGGCGCTTGGCTCAAACTAAACGGTGAAGGAATTTACAACACAACATTTTGGAAAACCTTTGGCGAAGGGAAAGTTAATAACAAAGCGGGATTTTTCCAAGATTCAAGTGAAAAGAAATTTACAAATAAAGACTTTCGCTTTACATATAAAAACGGGTATATCTACGCTTTTCAAATGCGCCCTGACGGTAAGGACGCTGTAATAAAAACACTTAAAAAGAAAAACGGACCTGATTTTATAATTAAAAATATTACACTTCTTTCAACCGGCGAAAAGCTAGAATTTGAAAGAAGCGATACTAAATTAACAGTTAAAGCAAACATCCGATTTAGTGATAACTACCCTATTTGCTTTAAAATCAAAATTGAATAACATCAAAATCAAATTCATACAATATTTGAAGTGATAACCGCATTGTAGATTGCATGGGCGAGAAGTTGATGTCCCTCTTTAGTTAAATGCTCTTGGTCAACATTGCTCGGCCTAGCAAAATCGGAAGCAGAGATTATATTTGTACCTTTGGTTTCGGCAACTTTTTTATATTCGTTGAAAAGGCCTTTTGCTATATCTACCGAATGAGCATCAAACTCAGGGTCAAATTCCTCTTTCCAAACTGAATCACCGAGGAAAATTGGTGATACAATAAGAACTTTTTCAGGCGAAATATACTTTAGCAGTTCATCAACACACAACCCAAGTCCCTTGGCAATATTGTATGAATTTGATTTATAATACGCTTTGCAATCATTAGTTCCAAGCATTATTACCGCTGCATCAATAGGATAACTTGTTTCTAAAATTTCATGCAGTGACTTTAAACCGTTTCGGTTTTTGCGGTATGCATCATCAAAAACAGTAGTTCTGCCGCAAAGCCCCTCTTCTAAAACACGAACATCTTTATCATACAATTTTTCCTGCAAAATACTGGTCCATCGTACGCCCCAGGAATATCTTTCATTTGTTTTCGGAATTAAACCCCAAGTGTTAGAATCGCCAAAGCATAAAAGCTGTTTCAATTAAATCACCTTACTTCAAAATAATGGTATCTTGGTATCATTATATCATTATTTCCTACTTTGTCAATAGGTTTTATAGGCTTTTGCAAAAAATCAATTTCAATTATTAAGAGATGAATAGTAATGCAACATCATAAAAGCAAACATACAATATGAAAATAAACACAAAAGCAAAAGGTAAAATAAATTAAAGGAGGCAGATATAAAATCAAAATAAGCGTGTTGCCTTATGGCAGCAAAAGGCATCTTTACCGTCTACTTCAAGGCGATGGTGTGCCATTCCGCTTGATGACCATCAACAGGGTTGTTAGCATAATAGCCAAATATTGAATAACTTTGAATACCTGCTTTATTTGCAAAATAATTAAAATTATGAGCAAACTGACCACAAGCTGAGCAGGTTTTTAATTGTAAAATCGTATTAACATTAAATGTTTCGGTTAGTCAAGTGTAACTTAAAACATTCAACTTTTATGCATCAATTATAAAGCCGTTATTGAAAAATGATAAAACAGCATTTATATGGCATTTTTTAAAAATATATGATATAATGAACTGCCCTATTTAATAATTTGTTTTTGGTGTAGAGGATTCAATATGTTATTTTTATATATGTCGTTAATCGACGATGAAAACGACAAATCAAAATTTGAGCAATTATATTATATGTATGATAAGTTAATGATGAATGTTGCAATGTCTAAATTACATGACATTGATATGGCAGAAGATGTATTGCAGGATTCTTGGCTGTATATCGCAATCAATTTTGAAAAAGTCGGTGATATAAATTCTGTCAGCACCAGAAACTATCTGGCAACTATTACGGCAGGCTTTGCCATCAATAAATTCAACAAAAACAACAAAACAATTCTGTTGCCCCTCGATGAAGCCATCGGCAGTATAAGTGATGAATACTTTAATCAATTTGAAACTCTTGAATTGAAACTGGCTATCGACACTCTAAATGATGAAAGTCAAAATCTTTTACATCTAACATACATATATGGATATAAAAGTCACGAGCTTGCAGATATGTTTGGTTTAAGCGATTCCAATGTCCGCAAAAAATTGCAGTTTGCGAAGCACAAATTAAAGCTTCAATTGGAGGTATATTAAATGAATAACTTAGTTGATGCATGTGCTATTCACCAAGAGCAATGGATAACCGACACAATGGAAGAACTTGCGGATTACAGTCATACAAAAAAGTATAATCGTTATATGGCAAATTTGATAAACAAAATGCGCAAAAATAAAATTCACAAACGCAAATACACTCGAAAAACTATCAAATTCATAATAATAGCTGCAATAATAATTGCAATGACTGTAGCAATTACATCCTTTGCAATACCGGTCACCAGGGAATATGTTGTACAACATTTTTCTACGCATTCAACCTATGAAGTAAAAGGAATTGAGAAAGCGAAAAAAGTTAAAGATTTGGTGATAAATTACATACCTGCAGGATTTGAGCAAACAGAGAAATTTGAAAGTGTTGCCTGCTTTTCTTACGATTATCAAAATAAAGACCTGTTTTTAAGTTGCTCAAAGTTTAAAACTGACGGAGATTACAGTTTCAACACAGAAAAGCATGCTATAAAAACATTAACAAAAAACAATATAGATTATATAATATATGATACCGATAAAACTTTAGGTGTTGTTTGGAATAACGGTCAATATATGTATGAAGTTACAGGAAATTTAACCGAAGAAGAATTATTGGCAATTGCATATTCAATGGAGTAAATTAAATATTTTTAAAAAGATGGAAGTTTTTTAAAAAAACTTCCATCTTTTTTTCACAATTTGGCATTTTGTATTGATATTATATTTGAAAGGAGGTGTAAAGATGCAAAAATTCGAAAAAATCATTGCAGCGCTTTTGGCACTTATAATTACCACAACATCATTCACAATGGTGGCAAATGCCGATGATTCTAAAATTATCGAGCAGTGCTATATGAACGCCAATTCTGAATATACAAATCTATCAGTAAGTGGAATTAAGTCGACTTGTATTGCAAAAATCACAACAGTATCACCAATGTTATTAAAAATAAAAATGGAATTACAAAAGCAAAAAACTAACAGATACGAAACCGTAGAAACTTGGACAAACAGCAAAACAGGCACATCATTATCAATGTCAGAAAAACGAAATATTAACATATTAAATAAATATAGGCTTAAAACCACTTTCACAGTAGGAAGTGAATGTATCA